CGAATCCCCTATGCTCCACCACCATCAAACCCTTATGAGACAAAGGTTTCATAGGGGTTTTTCTTTTACAATGCCGCACTTTATGCCGCACTTTATTTACAACACCAAGACAAAAACGACCCCGGATCGTATGATCCGGGGCTTTCGTTCTATCCGGTGCTTACCGATCGAGTATCCTCAGGAACACGTCATTGATCAAGGCAGACGCCCGCTCTGCGTCGCCGTCTACCACGTGCTGGTATATTCCGGTATCCATAGCCTTGGAATGCCCAACCACCTGCTTTAGCAACGTTTCGGGAATGTCAGTTTTGACAATCGATATCATGGTATGCCGCAGTTCGTGAATGCTGCTGTTGATTCCATGCTGGCGGCAATAGATGCGCCATTGCCTATATACGTTATTCGGTTGAACTATATCCCCATTCCGCGATGGAAACACCCAGGGCGATATAATGCCGCACTTTTTCAGCAAAGCCTTTTGTTCTTCGATCTCACCCTGCATAAGACCGGTCAGGACAACATACCGCCGGGCATTCTCGTTTTTCCCTCCGGTAACCGCTTGGGTTGAGGTGATGGAACGTGATACATGCAGCACGTTATTCTGGATATCTTCCCACTGGAGCCCGCACAGTTCACCGCGCCGGAGGCCGGTAAGCACAAACAGACGCCAGGCATGAATGTAAAAGCAGGTTTCTTGATGGCCGCGATGTGTAATCCAATCTACGTTGAACAGAAGCTTCAAGTGATCCGGCTGCAGGATCTTGCGCTGACCTACCGGTGCGGTCCGTGGGATGGCCAGCAGTTCCGGACGCTCCATGTCGACGCGGTTCTTTCGTGCATATCGATATAATACGGTAATCGCACCGCGAATGTTTTCGCAGGTCTTTTTTGACAAACCTTTTTCACCGGCCGCTGTGATGCAGTTTTGCCAGTGCTGAATCGTGATGGTCGCAATACGCTTATTCCTGAGCTCCGGCAGCAGGTACAGCCGGCCAATCTGTTCGTTCTTAATGTAGTTCGCCTCGCTGGTAGTCCGCTTCACCTCTGCGAGGTGATCGCTCCAGAGATCTTCCAACCGCGGATTTGACAGAAAATCGCTGTTGTTTTCCAACCATTCATCGGCCTTGCGTTCGCACTGGATTTTACCCTTGCGGCTCTTGATGGACGAGTAGAACACTTTGCGCCGTCCATCGACCTGAACATCGATACGCCATAGTTCTCTGTAATCTACCCAACGGGCTTCGGTTTTTCGCATAGTAACTACCTCTTTAAGTGCAGAAGTGACTACCAAAACAGTGTATGGGGGAGGATTGATGCATGAAGAGCTCCTTTAACATTATTTCATAGCTTCGAATGGGTTTGTTCTGATGATAAATTGAACGGTGCTAAACGTCAAGGGATAATTGCACAGAAATATCTTTTAGAATGCTAGACTTCAATTCAATGATCGAATATGGTATATTTTAATTAGCTGTGGTTCAGCCAATTAATTAATATAATATCTGTTGTGGTTAATAGAAATAGAGGTGAAATTATGAATTCTGATGCAATATTTACTGTTGTTGGAATTACAGTTATTTATAGAGGCATGGCAACTGGGTTACTAGACTCGTTTTTATTTAAAAGTTGACTATGAAAAAGTTAAATATAAAAAACTTGCTTTCAGTTATAACAATAGTAGTTTCATTGTTAACGCTGGTCGGAACGATTGTTATACAGTTATACGCACTGAGTTATAATAAAAACGCACAATTAGAGCTAGAGAAATTTAAAACAGAACTAGGCTATGCAACACTTGATATATCTTATTCAAAAAGCACCAAGGAATTCTCATCAGAGCGAGATGGTATTGCACAAATCACAAATATTAGTGCATCCCGAGCTGATAAAGTAGCAGTTAACATTGCATTAGAATCCATAGATGATCCAAATTGGAGTGTAATAATTTATTCTATTCTTGATCTTGGAATCGAAGCTACTCCTCATGTATTGAATCCAATAATTACTAAAATAGATAGCGATGAATATTTCGATTTTATAAATGAAAATCAGACTATTGAAAATGAATATAGAATACAGGTTGATAGCATACCACCGACATCATGGCTGAATGTTGAACTAAGTTTACCGGATAATTGCTTTGAATACTATAGTGTTTCTAGTGATTTTAGTATTAAATTCACAGAAGATTTTGCAGATGCGAATTTTATTATTGGCTATGCATTAAATCATATGCTAGAAGTACACTACAAAATCGCCACATTTCAAATATATGCAAATTGTGAGAACTCAAATGGATTTATTGCAGGTACAATGTACCTCTATTCCTTCTTTGATCTCATTTATGATTATGCTCAACCTACAGACGATAATGAATATTGGACAGGCACAGCAACATATAAGCTGAAATACCCCAAAGGTAGTCCACGACCAACGGAATATTACTCAAATATGGCAGCTAGTGTGTTTATTGACAATGAACAAGAGAGTGGAATTGGTCTCTATGCAGTGAGCTGTAGTAGTGAATAGGTAAATGGAATCTCTGTAATAATTAGATAGATGCTATGGGTATGCATGACCATTTTTGCCGTGAAATCAATCCAAATCTATACAATGGGACTATTGAATAAATTAATAAAAAGTACAAACTCCAAGTATGATAACAAAAAAAGATATAGCGGTTGACGCATCCGGGCGTTCGGTGTATACTGTGAAACACAAACATATGTTCGCTGTTGGGAAAGGGAGAAGCAATAAAAGAAAGAGAATACTGGATACAAAAGATTGATGAATTACTTAGACGAATAGTATCCTTAAAAACGATTCAACGTACTTATTATTATGTGCAACGACTATATAGAAAGGAATCTGGTTAAAGACCTAATTCCTTTTTGAACTGGTCGATAAAGTGGTCAACCATATCTAATTCGGCTTCGCTCATTTTTGCCAGAGTCCTGATCAAGGCTCTGGTATTTTCATGTTCGCCGGTCATGAGATCATCCAAGGCGGCTAAGACCTCATTATTTATATCGGTGTACATTTCACCTACACCATCTGTTAACCATGCGTAATCTACGTTAAATTCGCGGCAAATGAGTTTGATTGTTTGCTGAGACGGATTATTTTCGCCACTTTCGAGCTTTGAAACAGAAGCGCCAGAGATCCCAATGCGTGCTCCGAAAGCTTCTTGACTTAATTTGGTATCAGTACGAATAGCTTTTATGCGATTATTCATTGTATATGCCTCCTTTCTAAAATGAATAATACCACAGAAATTTAACTAAGGCAAGATATTACGTTGACAAACTGTCTTTAGTTATGGTACAATCATGCCGTAGTTAAGAGTGTGGGAGGTGAAAACATGACCGTAAATGAGAAGGTCAAGCATATCAAGCTGACTACTCAAAAGGTAAAGGCCCTGCCCGAGTGGGCGCAGCAACGTGTCCAAGGCTACGTCGATGGTGTAGCAGACGCGACGAAGAAAACGATTGAAAAAAAGAGCGCTTAAAAGCGCGATATGAAAAGGAGACTCAACAATGCCAAAACCACACGCAAAACTCCGGGGACTAATGAAGGAAAACGACTACACCGGCCCGCAGCTTGCCCGGAAGATCGACCTTGGGAAAAGCGCCATGAGCGAGCGACTCAACTACCACAGATCTTTTACGATGTTTGAAGCGTATACGATCATGCGGCTGTTTAACATTCCTATAAAGAAGCTGCACAAGTACTTCCCGCCGCCTCCCGAGAAATGATCCCGGTTTACATATCCCGCCGTATTGCCAAGAACGGCGAGGATTATGTGAAAACGAGATTTGGAAACATTATTGAAAGGAGAAACAAGGATGAAACGGATCCTGATACTGCTGGCCGCCGTGTGGCTGATGCTCGGATTTGCCGGGCTGTGCGAAGCAAGGGCGGACGAAACCACGGTGATGTACGTGCATGTGCGCGACGGTACCTACCTGAACGGGCGGCACGATCCAGCGAAGGACAGCGCGGTGGAAATGCGGCTGTACAGAGGGGACGCCGTTACAGTTCTAGCCGTTAACGGGAACTGGGCGCAGATCAAAGGCGGGGAAGCCGGAACCTGCTGGTGCAGCGTAGCCTATCTTGCCGATTACCCGCCGGGGGAAACGGCGCCACTGTACACCGTGGATTCCGATGGCCGGGTACGGGTGCGGGAATCGCCGAACGGCAAGGCGGTTGGGTATGTGAATGATGGAGACACCGTGGAAGTTCGTTTTATTGCTGACGGATGGGCATATACCGGAGACGGGTACGTGATGGCAGAATATCTGGAATTGGAGGGATTGCCGTGAACGTATACCTGCTTGTTACACCTGACAAGTACGAATTGCCGCTATATATCGCGGATACAGCGGAAGAACTTGCAATCCGGATTGGGCGTCCCGCTAAAGCTGTCAAACACGCTTGTGCGCCGAGTCAGCAAAAACGACGCTCCGGAAAAAAAGATGGATATCAGATCAGGCGTGTATCCATTGCCGAAGCAAACAAATAGAGCTCACGCTGCAACGTGAGCCCCAAAGGACAATTAACTACGAACAGTTTATCACAGGAAATGGAGGATTGCAATGAAGATCCATCAATTGGAAATCGAGAACGTCAAGCGCGTCAAGGCCGTCAAGATCACCCCGGCGCAGAACGGCTTGACGATCATAGGCGGCAGGAACGGGCAGGGCAAAACCAGCGTGCTGGACGCGCTCGCCTGGGGACTGGGCGGCGACCGATTCCGCCCCAGCGCCGCGCAGCGCGAGGGTAGTACTCTGCCGCCGAATATTCACATCACCATGAGCAACGGGCTGGTAGTGGAACGCAAGGGCAAGAACAGCGACTTGAAGGTGATCGATCCCCGCGGCGAAAAGAGCGGCCAGCAGCTGCTCAACAGCTTTGTAGAGCAGCTGGCGCTTGACCTGCCGCGTTTTATGCAGGCGAGCGGGAAAGAAAAGGCGGCCATCCTGCTGCACATCATCGGCGTGGAAGGGAAATTGACCGCGCTGGAACGGCAGGAAACGGAGCTGTACAACCGTCGCCGCGCCATCGGACAGATTGCCGATCAAAAGGAAAAATACGCCAAAGAACAGCCCTTCCATCCGAATGTGCCGCAGGCCCCGGTGAGCGCCGCGGAGCTGATCAATCAGCAGCAGGCGATCCTCGCGAAAAACGGCGAGAACGAACGCAAACGGCAGAACCTTGCCACGCTGGAACAGCAGGCACGAACCATACAAGCGCAGATTGATGAACTGCTGGAGAAGCGGCAGGCCATACAGGCGGATCTGGCAACAGCTCGAAAATCCGCTGCTGATCTCCATGATGAGAGCACCGCCGCGTTGGAAAAGAACATCACGGAAATCGACGAGATCAACCGTAAAGTCCGCGCTAACCTCGACAAGGAAAAGGCCGAAGAGGACGCCCGGGACTACCGCAAACAGTACAATACCCTCACTAAAGAACTGGACGCGGTGCGCACGGAGAAAACCGATCTGCTCAAGAACGCCGATCTTCCGCTGCCGGAGCTGACCGTGCAGGAAGGCGAGCTGCTCTATAAAGGGCAGCGGTGGGATTGTATGAGCGGCAGCGACCAGCTGCGTGTAGCTACGGCCATTGTACGTAAGATCAATCCGCAATGCGAGTTTGTGCTTTTGGACAAGCTCGAACAAATGGATTTAGACACGCTGCAGGAATTCGGTTCCTGGCTGGAAGCAGAGGGCCTGCAGGCGATTGCCACGCGGGTATCCACCGGGGGCGAGTGCAGCATTGTCATCACCGACGGCTATGCGGAACAGGCGCTTTCCCCAACGGGAACAGAAGGCAGCATGGCGGCTATCAAGCCGCGATACGAAAAGGGGGTATTTTAAGTGGAAATCATCAGGGGCAAGGTACAAAAAGCGCAAAAAGCGGTTATTTACGGCCCGGAGGGCATCGGCAAGACCACGCTAGCGTCCCGGTTTCCCGATCCGTTGTTTTGTGATACGGAGGGCGGCAGCAACCACATGGACGTGGCGCGTACACCCGCGCCGACCAGTTGGACCATGCTACTTACCACCGTGCGGGAAGTGGCCGCCACGCCGGGGCTGTGCAAAACCTTTGTGCTGGATACTGCGGACTGGGCGGAACGCATGTGCATTCAGCATGTATGCGCTGTGCATGATCAGAAGGGCATTGAAAGCTTTGGTTACGGCAAGGGCTATGTGTACGTATATGAGGAATTTGGCAAGCTGCTGAACCTGCTCAACGATGTGATTGAGCGCGGCATCCATGTGGTGATTACGGCGCATGCGCAGCTGCGTAAGTTTGAGCAGCCGGACGAGCTAGGCAGCTATGACCGCTACGAGCTGAAGCTTTCTAAAAAGACCGGCGCACAGGTGGCCGACATGCTCAAGGAATGGAGCGATATGCTGCTGTTCCTCAACTATAAAACCATCGTGGTGAATGTGGATGGCAACGGCGCCGCCAAGGGCAAGAACAAGGCGCAGGGCGGCCAGCGGGTGATGTATACCACGCATACCCCTTCCTGGGATGCGAAAAACCGCCACGGACTGCCGGACGAACTGCCGATGGATTACAACGCCATCGCGGCGCATTTTGAAAGCGCGGGCATGCCCGCCCCTGCGCCTGCCGCGGCTCCGGCACCTGTTGCCCCGGCAACCCCGCCTGTAAACGAAACGCCGGAATCGCCCGCGATGCAGACGGAAGCCCAGGGAACGGAGGAACTGCCGGAGGATAAGCCGGACAACGGACTTCCCAAAGCACTGCTGGATTTGATGAAACCCAATGCGGTGCTGGAAAACGAGATCATGTATGTGGTCGCACAAAAAGGTTATTACCCGAACGAAACCCCAATTGAAAACTATGATCCGGCTTTCGTGAAAGGGGTTCTGATCGGCGCGTGGCCACAAGTGGAAGCCGCCGTACTGGAAAACCGCGAAAACGTACCATTTTAAGGAGGATATAAAACATGGATAACCAAGATATGCGCGAATTTGGCTGGGACGATACCATTGAACATGATTCCACGTATACGTTGGTGCCGGAGGGCGATTACCAGTTTACTGTTAAGAGCTTCGAGCGCGGACGGCATCAGGGCAGTGAGAAGTTGCCGCCCTGCAATATGGCGATTTTGCAGCTGGAGGTAACGGACGGCAGGAATACCGGCCTGATTACCCGCCGCCTGTTCCTGCATTCCAAAACCGAAGGGATGCTGTGCGAGTTCTTTACCGCCATCGGCCAGCGCAAGCACGGCGAACCGCTGAAAATGAACTGGGCCAGCGTAACCGGCGCAAAGGGGCGGTGCAAGATTGCAATTGAGCCGTACAAAGGTACGGACTATAACGATGTCAAGAAATTTTACGAATACGATCCGGCCAAAATGACAACGCCGACCGCGCCGCCGCGAAGCGCGTATGCAGCCGGGCAATTTTAAGGATTGCGGGGCGGGAATCCGCCCTGCTTTCTGCAACCTATGGAAAGGACGGAAGCATGCAACAACTATCTCTATTACACAAGGAACCGGAACCCTTTCCCGCCCCGCAGCTGATGACACTGCGCCAATATCAGGAAGAAGCAAAGGACGCTGTTTTGCGGGAATGGGACAAAGGCATACAGCGCACCCTGCTGGTGATGGTGACCGGCGGGGGAAAAACCATTATCTTCTCCAAGGTGATTGAAGAATGCGTGCGTGGCGGCCGGCGGGTGCTGGTGCTGGCGCACCGTGGGGAGCTGCTGGATCAGGCGGCGGACAAGCTGGCAAAATCCACCGGGTTGCAGTGCGCGACGGAAAAAGCGGAACAGAGCAGTTTGGACCGCGTAAACCGTTGGTACCGTGTGGTGGTCGGCAGCGTGCAGAGCCTGATGCGCGAGGCGCGGCTGAAACGGTTCCCGCCGGATCACTTTGACATGATCGTGGTGGATGAGGCGCACCATGTGCTGGCGGACAGCTACCGCCGAATCCTCGATTACTTTGAAGATGCGAAGGTGCTGGGCGTAACCGCCACCCCGGACCGCGGGGATATGAAAAACCTCGGTGCGGTGTTTGAAAGCCTCGCCTATGAATACACATTACCCCGCGCCATCAAAGAAGGGTTTCTAAGCCCGATCAAGGCTATGACTATACCGCTCAAGCTCGATATCAGTGGCGTAAGCATGTCCGCCGGGGATTACGCCCTGGGTGGCTTGGGAACGGCGCTGGATCCATATCTGGAACAGATTGCCGATGAAATGGCGAAGGTGTGCATGGAACGGAAAACCGTGGTGTTCCTGCCACTGATTGCCACCAGCCAAAAGATGCGGATGTTATTGGAACAGAAAGGCTTCCGTGCCGCCGAGGTGAACGGCAACAGCGCCGACCGCGGGGAAACGCTGGCGGCGTTCGACCGCGGGGATACGAACGTACTGTGCAATTCCATGCTGCTGACCGAGGGCTGGGACTGCCCGAGCGTGGATTGCATTGTGGTGTTGCGGCCCACGAAAGTGCGTAGCCTGTATTGTCAGATGGTAGGGCGCGGCACGCGCCTGCATCCCGGCAAGGATCACCTGTTATTGCTGGATTTCCTTTGGAACACCGAACGGCATGAGCTATGCCACCCTGCCGCATTGATTGCGGAGAACGAGGAAGTAGCCCAGCAGATGACGCTCAATCTGGAAGCGGAAGCCGGGTGTGCGCTCGATCTGGAAGAGGTACAAGAGAAGGCACAGACCGACGTAGTAGCCCAGCGCGAGGAAGCGCTGGCCAAGGCGCTGGCCGAAATGAAGCACCGCAAGCGCAAGTTGGTAGATCCGCTGCAGTTTGAAATGAGCATACAGGCCGAGGATTTGAGCGGTTATGTGCCCGCCTTTGGGTGGGAATGCGCGCCGCCCAGCGACAAGCAAAAGCAGACGCTGGAAAAGCTCGGTATCCTGCCGGACGAAATTGATAATGCCGGGAAAGCAAACAAGCTGCTGGACAGGCTGGCCAAGCGCCGGGACGAAGGGCTGACCACGCCACGGCAGATTCGGTTTTTGGAAGGGCGTGGCTTTCAGCATGTGGGTACGTGGCCGTTTGACAGCGCCAAGAAGCTGATTGATAGGATTGCGGGAAATGGGTGGCGGGTGCCACGGGGGATTGTGGCGAGTGTTTATAGGCCAGGAGCCAAAGAGACAGATGCATGAAATTGGAATTAATAGCAACTAATCCTATTGATTGTCATCGTTATCATTCTTGCAACCCGGTTGTTTTTTACGTTGCTTAGGCATGGGAGGATAATGAACCGGTGGTTTAAAGGAAAAGGGCATAGGTTGGGACTGTTCGTCTTGCTCAAGCAGTTCCTGCCTTTCAATCACTTTCGGGTCAGCAGAATCTGTCGCTTTCTTATCCGTTTTTGGCGATTCCACACAGTTATCTTTATGGGATCCTACATCTCGTTTTTGCATCTATTTTTCCTCCTCTATTCGTTTAACAATGTTCTTTTAGGTATTTAGCTGCAATTTCTTCCATTTTTGTCCGAGCCTTTTCCGGCATTGTAAGGTTTTCTAAAGGAAGGGTGTTGGTGTCAATATGTTGCTGGCGGTCTTTGAATGTATTGTATTGTTTAAGAATTTCTTTATCTTGTGTATCGGGTGCAGTTATGTCAAGAGTGTTCCAATACTTCTCCACATCAAGGGCAAGATGCCCATATTCCTTAACGGCGGCCGCCAGTTTGGGAATCCTCTTCTCCCAAGGCATCAGTGGGTAGATCAACTGTGCGGACTGTGCTATTCCTACAATAACGGCCCAGACAACAGGGATGCTTTGCCAGACTGTCCATGCAGCGATGCTGCCGGTTGTACCCACTGCGGTGATAACAGCAACGATGGTTTTGATTCGCGTCATGTGCGTATAGTACCACTTCGAACAGTTGTAGTAATAGTATACCTCATAGAGCAACTTCCAACATTTTTCTTTCATTGATTTCACCTCTTTGTTCATCTGTAGTTTTTTGAAAGGGAATGATGTGGTGGATCTTGCTTAGTATGTACAGATTACTACACATGAAGATAAATTGAAAGGGAAAAATCATATGATCTACGACACCAAAGAACTCCTCGCCGCGATTGATCCCGCTTTGCTGGACTACCAGCAATGGGTAAATGTCGGTATGGCGCTGAAAGAAGACGGCGGCAGCGTGTACGACTGGGATACATGGAGCAGCCGGGATACGCGGCGGTACCACAGCGACGAGTGCGAAAAGAAATGGCGCTCCTTTGCGGGCGGCAGCGGCGGCCAGCCCGTAACCATGGGGACCATCGTGCAATACGCCCGGGAACAAGGCTGGAGGCCCGCTACCGAAGGCCCCGGCTATGAGCTGGACTGGGATAGCCAGATCGGCGGCAGGCGGCAGGATGGCGTGGTGGTGGACGACTGGCTGGAGAACGCTGACCTGCCCGCCGTGTCCAGGCGCTGGAACCCGGTGCGGGAGCTGACAACCTATCTGGAAACGCTGTTTGAAGCCGGGGAAACCGTGGGCTACGTTACGGCCAGCTACGAAAAGGACGGGCGTTGGGTACCAGCCTCAAAAGGGGCTTACGACCGCACAGCAGGCGAGTTGATAAAGCTATTGGGCGAATGCAAGGGCGATATCGGCGCGGTGATCGGCGATACCAAACCGGACGCGGGCGCGTGGATCCGTTTCAATCCACTGGACGGCAAGGGCGTGAAAAACGACAACGTAACCGAATACCGTTACGCACTGGTAGAAAGCGATACACAGGAAATTGAAAAGCAGTACGCGATTTTACAGAAGCTGGAGCTTCCGATTGCCATACTGGTACACAGCGGCGGGAAGAGCCTGCATGCCATTGTGAAGATCAACGCCGCGGATTACAACGAGTACCGTAAACGCGTAAATTATTTGTACGACATCTGCGCCAAAAACGAACTGGTGATTGATACGCAAAACCGAAATCCCAGCCGGTTAAGCCGCATGCCGGGCGTTATGCGCAAGGGCAATAAGCAGTACATTGTGGCGAAAAACATCGGCAAAGAAAGCTTCGAAGGTTGGCAGGAGTGGATCGAAAGCGTCAACGACGATCTGCCGGAGCCGGAGAACATCGGCAGCCTGTGGGAGCACATGCCGGAGCTTGCTCCTGTGCTGATCGAGGGCATACTGCGCATGGGCCATAAGCTGCTGCTGGCAGGCCCCAGCAAGGCCGGGAAAAGCTTTTCCCTGATTGCGCTGTGCTGTGCTATCGCGGAAGGCATGAAATGGCTGGGGTGGCAATGCGCCCAGGGGCCGGTATTATACGTTAACCTCGAGCTGGACCGGGCCAGCTGTCTGCGGCGGTTTAAAGAGCAATACGCCGCGCTGGGGTACGAGCCGAAAAACATCAAAAACATCGATGTGTGGAACCTGCGTGGCAAGAGCATGCCCATGGATTTGTTGGCCCCGAAGCTGATCCGCCGGGCGGCCAAGAAAGGGTACATTGCTATCGTGATTGATCCGATCTACAAGGTGATTACCGGGGATGAAAACAGCGCCGACCAGATGGCGAAGTTCTGCAACCAGTTTGATATGGTCTGCACGCAGCTGGAATGCGCGGTGATCTACTGCCATCACCACAGCAAAGGCCAGCAAGGGCAGAAACGCAGCATGGACCGGGCGTCCGGCAGCGGCGTGTTTGCGCGGGATCCGGATGCGATGCTGGATATGATCGAGCTGGATGTAACCGACGCCCTGCGCAAGGCCGAGGGCGACCGCGCGGTATGCGCGGCTTACGAGCATGGGCTGCTGGAGATCAGCGACGAGTGGAGCGGGGAATATACGCAGGACGATCTATGCAGCCCCGCAGCCATGCGGGATATTGCGCACCGGCTGCTAACACCGCCGCAGGAGGCCGCCGTACAGGCACGTGTGGACGCTGCGCGGGCCAAGGCTGAAGGACGTACCGCCTGGCGTATTGAGGGCACGTTGCGCGAATTTGCGCCGTTTAAGCCCCGGCATATGTGGTTTGATTACCCGGTGCACAGGGCGGATGATACGGGCGTGCTGGGGGATCTCGCGGCGGACGGCGAAGAGCCGCCGTATAGGAAGAATTTCAACAAAAAGAAATCCAAGGAAGAGTCCAAAAAGGATCGGTGTGAAGCCATCAACAATGCCTTTGAATACTGCACGTTCGACGGAGATGTGACAATAAAAGCATTAGTTGAATACACGAAAGCAAACGAAAAAACAGTCAGGCGGCATCTAAAAGAGCACGGTGGCTTCTGGATTGATGGTGGAAAGGTGGGGCGGAAGTGATGACTTTCGTAGGGACAAATTCGAGAGGGACAGCGTGTCCCGATAAGGGACATTCTCGAAAGGGACAGTTGTCCCGCTACAGGGACATTCTCGAAAATTATCGACTTTGTCCCTGTGAGGGACATTCTCGAAAAATACCGAGTTTGTCCCTAGGGACAGACACACTACCCTACTACGTAGGGTACCCTATTCCTGTCCCTCACGGTCAGGGGGTGAAGTAGTCGTGCGTAAGCTTTCGCACGACGACTCCTTCCCCTTTCCCTGACAAAAAGATTTTTCAAAACGAGCACTTTAGCATACGAAAGCGAGGATAAAAATGGAAAATAGACGATGCAAATATCAGGGCGAACCTTCAGACCCGGATTGTATGGAATGCGACGGAAATTTATCTTGCTGCGAACCGGTGCATAACGCAATGCAGTTTTTCTGCCCGATGGCGAATGTCCCGACCTCCACCCACCAGATGAAAAAGGTGCGCGCGGTGAATGGCAAGCCACAGTTTTATGAGCCATTCGAAGTACAGAAGGCACGTGCCAAGCTGCTGAGCGCCGTATGCAGGCACATGCCCCCGGAGCCGTTCAAAGGCGGGGTGTCACTGATGGTGAAATGGTGCTTCCCTATCAAAGGCAAGCACACGGACGGCGAGTACCGCACGAGCAAGCCCGATACCGACAACCTGCAAAAGCTACTCAAGGATGTCATGAGCGGGTGCGGCTTCTGGTACGATGACGCGCAGGTGTGCCGGGAGATCGTTGAAAAGTTCTGGGCGGCAACGCCGGGCATTTTCATCAGCGTGGAGGCGATTGAATGAGCAGTAAACCTAACATCCCGCTGGAGGATGTATGGAGCCCCGGTACCGTGACCCGCGAGAAAGCGATGGCCTACAAGCGGCTGGAAGCGCAGGGACAGATCGAGCTGGTCAAGGTGCGGGTGGGCAGGAAAACCGGGATTACGAGGTTTCAATACCGTTCGGTGGCCGGGAAAGAACAAACGGCGGAACTGCTGCGCAAAGTCCATAGGGAGATTATCCGGGAGCAGACCGAAACGCAGATACGGATTTGAGAACTGAGAAAGCGAGGGGTAATTCATGATCAATATTGGAGAGTGGCGGAAGCAATTGCGGATATCACAACGTGTACTGGCAAAACGAGCCGGGATTTCTGCTTCGGCGTTAAGCAACATCGAACATGGTCGTCATAAACCTGCTGCGCGTACGCTGAAACGCATTATATGGGCTCTTGAGTATATACAGAATATCAGGGATAACAATGGCGGTATACAATGGCCATCGCAATATCAGCACAAATAAGTACAGATACCCGGTAAGAATAGGAGTGAGATTATGACTTCCAAGGAATATCTTTCCCAGCTGCGGGAAATAAAACGCCAGCAACGGATCATCCAGGAAGAAAGCGACGAAATGACAATCCGGGCGGGGTACGGCACCAGCAGCCGGGTAGCGCGGAACCTGTCCGGTACGGATCACCGTTGCCGGATGGAGGATGTAATCCTTGATGATAGAAACTGGGAGCTGGATAAACGGCTGAAAGCGAAACGGACAGAGCTGGCCGCTATGGAACTGGAAATTATGAACGCGATTTATTCCGTGGAGGATATGGTGTACCAGAACATCCTCCTGCTACGGTATGTGCGGTGCTTGCACTGGGAACAGATCGCGTGGAGGATGAACTATAGCCTTGATTGGCTTTATCATGTGCATGGCGATGCGCTGAAACTGGTACAGGTGCCGAAGAAAACACGACAGTAAAAAACAGTAAATGTCATGGTATAGTGGTATTAGCGCAGGGTATCAAAAGCGAGATACTTTGTATGGCGTGAACCTCCTTTCCGAAAGAAGCACCGTTGGCATGAGCGGTGCTTCTTATATTGTTAAAAAAGGAAGAGGCCAATGCCTCTTCCTCCTTGATGCTACTTACTTTTCAATGTTCGAACTAACCAATATATGAACATCATTAAATAAGCCATTGGTCGAATGAACGCTTGGAAGTAAGTCAGTGCATTGATAATTTTCATAATTTTAATCCTTTGAAGGGAGGTAACTATGATTTGTTATCAACACAGGTCCCACACAGCAAATCACGGATACGGCATAATCATTATAATAGTCGCAAATAGGACTGTCAAGTAATAAAGGTGGTGACGAGGTTGCTTAAATTAACCCCTAAACAGCGGCGTTTTGTTGAGGAATACCTGGTTGCCCTCAACGCCACACAGGCCGCAATACGAGCCGGATACAGTCCGAAAACAGCATATTCCATCGGCATGGAGAACCTGAGAAAACCCCAGATTGCAGCCGCTATACAGGAGGCGATGAAAAGCCGGTCTGCCCGGACGGAAGTCACGCAGGACAGGGTGGTGAAGGAGCTGGCGCGGGTTGCGTTCGTGGATCCCGTACAGGTGATCAATTTCAAGACCGGGGCCGTGCTCAGCGATATAAGCGAAGATGACCGGGCGGTACTGGCCGGGGTGAAGGTGAAGGACGGTGATACCTTTACAGAGCGCGAGGTGAAACTGTGCGATAAGCTGCGGGCGCTGGAGCTGCTGGGCAAGCATTTGGGCATCTTCACGGATAACGTGGCGCTCAAGGGCATGCTGCCCGTTACGATTATCGATGATGTCAGCGCAATAGCTAAACAAAATGCAGATGACGACAGCTAACGAACATAAGCCGCGGGTTTCCGGGCTGATTGCGCCGACATTTCATGATCTGTGGTACAAAGGCCGGTACGGCTTGTGTGATGAGTTGTGGCTCAAGGGCGGGCGTGGTAGCGGCAAATCCAGCTTTATCTCCCTGCTAATTATCTGCATGCTGGTGGACGATCTGCAGGCCAACGCGATCATTTACCGTAAAGTGGGAGAAACGCTGCGGGAATCGGTATATGCGCAAATGGCGTGGGCTATTGATATGCTGGGGCTTTCCGGCTGGTTTCAGCTGAAGCTGTCGCCGCTGGAGATTGTATACCTCCGTAATGGGCAGCGCATTCTGTTCCGGGGCGCCGATAAGCCGGAAAAATCCAAGGGCGTGAAATTACAACGTGGGTATTTCAAGTGCCTGTGGTTTGAGGAACTGACCGAGTTTACCGGTATGCAGGATGTGCGTACCATCAAAGCCTCTATCCTGCGCGGCTCCAATAAAAATGCCCTCACCTTGTACAGCTATAATCCGCCGATGAGCGCGCTGAATTGGGTAAATGAGGAAGGCTTGAATCCGCGAAAAGGCCGCCTGTACCACCAGAGCTGCTACCTCGATATGCCGCAGGCGTGGCTGGGCGAGAACTTCCTGCTGGAAGCCGAAGCGCTGAAGCAATCCAGCGAGCGCGAGTACCGGCACATGTACCTGGGCGAGATCACCGGAACTGGCGGACAGGTGTTTGAAAACCTCGAGCTGCGTGCCATCGGCCCGGAAGAGTGGCAGGGGCTGCATATCTACAGCGGCCTGGACTTCGGCTTTGCTTCCGATCCGGACGCTTATGTGCGCTGCGCATATACCGCGAAACGGCGCACGCTGTTTATCTTTGATGAATTTGTGAAAAATGGGCAGCTATCAGATGTGCTGGCGAAGGAAGTGCGCAAGCATGTGGGGCGTGAGGTGATTACCTGCGA